ACTTGGCGCAATAGCTTGACCGCGTGCTGTGCCTTGGTCGATCCATTGGTGGCCCCGACCGCCAAGCCGCTGCCGGTTGTGTCCGTGATCGCCACGACCGACTTCGGATTGGGAGTCTGACACGCAATGCAAAAATCCGCATTGTTCGGGCCGGTGATCGTGAACGCGTCACACACTTCCACATCGAAAAACATCGCCGGGTTTGCCGTGCTTGTCACCCGCATCATATGCGAAGCCCGAGTCGATGACTCCTTGCCGGGCTCACCGTTACCGTCCCCCGTGTTGTCGGTGATGTTGGGCGCGTTGACGTTCGGTTTGGAGATTTTATAGGCAATCTGAAAGTTGTTCGGGAGGGTAAGCGAAATCGCGTCGAGAACTTCGACATCGGCGTAAAACCGTTCGTCCGCACTCTTGACACGAACGGTGTGCGTTGCGCGGGAATACTGAGACACTGACATTGATTACGCCTTGGGCTTGGACTGCGGATTTTCGATGACGTGCTGAATGACGCCGCTGCTTGAGGGGGCTTCCGTATGAACCGCACCGAGTTTATTTGTCTGCGTATAACTAAAGTTCCCCGTGAACGTCTGAGTGCCGCCGGTCAAGCCTATCTTCACAAGCGCAGGCACGTTCGGCTGGCCGGTCAAAGGACCATAGGGTTCCGGGCCAACATCTCGACCTTGAAACGGCTGGACAATCTGTTCCATCGTGGGCATTAGTCATTGTCTCCCGGTGCTGAGAGGTTGACGCCTTGCGGCAGTTCAAGGGGGCTCACAGTGATGGTGTACGCGCCGAGGAATGGCCCGTTTACGACCGAGTCAATTTCGCAAATCCACCCAATCGGATTGCTTTTCATAAGGTTCGGTAGGATCGCCGCGTCCACCGCCGCTGTCCACACCGTTGCCGGGCCAACCCCTGTGGTAACGATGGTCTCGCCACCGACGCCGCTTTGCACCGGCGTGATTGGCTGCGGCGGGTTCAAAATCTTCATGGAAATCAATTCAGCCAAGATACCCGGCTCAAGAGCCGCGTATTGAGTGGGGAGCGTCTCGGTGAAGAAGCCACCATCGGACGGTAAATCACCGAGCGGGAATTGCAGCCCGTCATCGAACGGCTCGAACACGGCCCCGGTGTACGAAATGTCAGCGTTCGGCGATCCGAAAGCATTGTAGCCTACCGAACATCCGATTGTAACACTCCCCCGAATTTTGCCTTTACTCGCGGTCATCCCGTACTTGATGACCTTGCCGGTGGCGACGCCGCCGGGCAGGCGCGGCTCATACAGTGTCGCATTCATTCGGCAGGACATGCCGAGCACCATTTCAATCGGGCACGCCCATGACACTTCTAGAGCGCGCGAGCGCATCCGAATTTTGGCCCGAGCACGGTTGATCGCGTACTCGATTGACTCTTTCCCGCGTGCGGTTGGGAAGTAGCACCGCGCCGTGACGTTATCCGCCGTGCCGCCGACCGGGATGCCGGGTACACTGCCGAGAACCGCCATTCCAGCGACCCCCGCCGCTCCCCCTGAAATAATCGTGAAATCGGTGCAATTGATCGAAGTTAAGACGGCATCGGAGTTAGGATCAAAATAAGGAACGCCGGTGATGGTGAGGGCTGGCGGGAATAGAAGTTGATCGCTCTCGGTGGGCAGAGGACGGTATTGAACTACGGTGAATTCACCTTCGCCGCCCTCGCCTACATTGGGGACCGCCCCCGCAGAGTCCGATAACGCCGCTCCTGTTGTACCCGCCTCGGCGGTGCAAATCCAATAGGATGTGCTCGGGGGGACGACATCTTCGAGCGAGCCCGGGCCGCCATTAAAAACTGTATCTGCATAGAGCAAGATCGTACCAACGTCATAGTTCGTAGCGAACGCCATTTTCTGAATTTTGGCTTGCGGGTTCTCGCCGAGTGAAACCCACGACCCGGTGCCCGGAGAAATTTCTGCCGTTACCGCCCCGGGTACATCACTGAAATCGGGCTCAACATTGCCGCCTGTTCCGGGACCAAGGCTAATTTGGTATGCCAGCCCGCCCGGCGTGAGCGGGTTGTTCGGGTAAATAAGTTGGCCCTTACCGAAATGTTTTCCCCCGGCAAAATCTGACCAAGCGTCATAGATAAGCAACGGCTCGCCGACTTCACCATTCATTTTGATTAGCGCGGTGTCCTGCTCGACGGTCGGCGATGTGAGGATGGCTTGCGTGTTGGCGGTTACATCGACAAAGATGACTTCGGTGAACTCGCGCTTCGCTTCATACTTTAGCTCCCACGAACAGTTCAAGCCCCACAGCGGCACGTAAAGAAGCTTCTCTACTAGCTTTGCTGGTATGTTGGTCGGCGGGATGGAATACGGATCACAGAAGCTGCTTTGACCTGTTGTGATGACGGTAGGGATGCCACCACCCGCCGTCCAAACAGGGCCGAGCAACGCGGGCTGGCTTGATGACTCGTTGATCGACACGGTGGCGCAATCATAATCGGTAAGAGTGCCGTAGAATTGTGTGTCGGTCGTGATGTTCCACATCGGGGTTTCTTTGATCGTGTAGGGGTCATCAACATAGCTCGTCTCGACTGTCCATCCAGCGCCAAGACCCTTGCCCGGCTTCGGCCAGTCGTCAGCGAAGGACCCGCCGGTATAGCTGGCGACGCTCACATCCGGGCCGTCCACGTAGCCCGTAGTCCGCTGCATCCAATGAACCGTCGTCTGCACTTGCACGTTGGTGAGCGGGGCCTGCCCGATCTTGACTTTCACACTGTCGTAGATCGCGCTTGGCGGCGACTCGGCGAATACCACAGTGCCATCCTCGCCGACCAGCACGTCGCTTGCTGTCACTTCGAGAGAGCAACGGTCCACATGATATAGCGACGACCATCCTTCGAGGATGCTGTCAGGGTTATCCTGTTCCTTTTCCTTTAGGAAAACCGGATCGTAATTCCCGGGGATTTTCAACGTCTCGGCACACGCCTGTTTCCACTGGATGTAGTTCTCCGAGCGTGCAAGGAATTTGAGTGTGATCTTTTCCGCGAACAGATCATCGGGCACGCCTATAAGTTCGCCGAAGAATATCGGAACGACGGTGTTGCCATTCGTGTATGGCGGGGGGCCCGACGCTCCGCCGGAAGGGGACGGCGAAGTGCCAAGGTTCGACGACGAGGGGATCGGCGGAACGAGAATGATTGTTGCGTCATCGTAGACCTGATAGCCCGGCTGCACATAGCCATCCACGACGTACTCGGGGGTGCCTTCGACAGTTTCAGGCGCAAGATCGGTTGCGCCGCTCGATCCATAGCCGTTCGGGATATTGGTGAAGTCCCCCGGGCCGCTGAAAGTCCCTTCCGCGTATGGATCAAGGTTCGGCGGCTGATATGCGAGCCACGCCCATTGATGACGGGTCGCATTAAGGAGACCCGTGTACGGATTTTTGATCGTGACCGATAGTGTCGGAACTTGACCTTCTTCATGTTGCAAGTTGATTTCGAGAATTTCCTCGTCATTACGAAGCATCGTTTCGTCGAACGTGGTTTGATCCGAGTTCACCCAAGCGAACAGAAATGGCAAAGCATAGCCGGGCGATGTGGTGCCCATGCCGGTGCCTTCGCCGTCGCCGGGGCTGGCTACTCCGGTGATTTCGGGAGTGGTAAGTTCGTCGGTCATGTTAGATTTCTTCCAACTCTAAAGACCATGTGTTCTCGTTCTTCCATTCCGCGAAGTCCTCGCTCCACGGCTGGACTAACATTACGAGGATGGGCCGGTAGAAAGTGAAAAGTCCTTGCGTCCAACTTGATCCACTGACTACGGGCCGCGACGGCGAGCCCGAGTTGCCGGTCAGGTAGGCGAGGCTCGCGGCGCATTCGACTGTGACTTCCATCCCCGGCCAGATGCCGTCGAGAGGGGGCGCGTCAATGTCGGTGCATGTAATCTTGCTCTTGTATTTCCGAAACACCGGGTTGCTTAGATCAATGAGCACGCCGTTCACCGACCGCTCTTGGCTGTTGGCCTCGGGGATGACGCTAAGCGTTTGAGTGAGGCCGCGCGCCTGATATTGAAAGCCGCCCATTCCAGAAATGGTCAGCAACGTATCGGCATTCGCTGGAAGTACGTTTTCCTGTGTCATGGCTTGTTATCCTGCGGCCCAACTAGGTTTGCGGCCAGTCGAAGATGTTTGCTGGCCGATAGCGAACTGCTTAAGCTTTGCCGCGACATTGTCTGGCACTTTCAGGCCGTCGAACGTCTGATCGCCGATGGTCAGGTTCAATATCGAGTCTGCCTTCTCAATCGCACCGCCCGCCGCGAAGTAAGGTAGCGAGGAAGTGGGAACCATGCCGCCCATCGCGTACCTCTGCGACGGCATTTGAATGTTGTTCATCGCGTGCATGGTGTCCTCGCCGTAGGCGCGCACCGCCGCCGCCCTCATGACGAACTCACCTTTCGAGAGCCGCGCAAGAACGCTGTCGCTTACGTCGGTGCCGGGACCGCGAACTACACCATCACAGATACCCCCCTCACAGAAATGAGGTTGTCTCCCCTGCGGTATATTTTTAGAGTCGGCGGGGCACGGCGGGAAAATTCCAAGAGCGGTAATCATGGCTGCATTCAAATACTGAACGTCCGGTCGAAGCGGATGGGTCTTGATATAATCTTGCAATTTCGCAGGATAATACTTCGCGACCATCGCGTTGGTTGCCTGTTGGTCTGGTACGCCGTTCGTCGAGGCCATGTGAATTCCGAAACGTGCGGTAGGCTCGACACACCCCTCGTTATAGGGAAGTCCCGTTGACATGACGCAGGCCGAAACACAATCTCCTCTGAAATGCACCTTGTCCTTTTTGTCGTGGATACGCTGCCAGTAGCTGTCGGCTACATCAATGGAGCCTCCCGGATTATTTCCTATGACGATGTCCTTCGCACCCACAGTAGCCCCATACGGCAACGGTCGCGGACTCGGGGGTCCGGGCATTGCGCCGGGAGTGCCGGGATAGCCGGGAGTGCCGGGAGTACCGGGAACGGCGTTGGGGTTCGGAACTAATGATGACAATTTACTCGCTAAGGACATAAGCGCCGATGCAACTGACGTGCCGCCGCCGCCTATAGCTGATGCCACGGAGGTAAACGCCGAACTAATGCCCGAAGCGCCGCCGCCTATACTGTCCGCGCCAGCTTGTTTTAGCGCGGTGGCTACTTCCAGGCCCGAAATCTCTTTAGATGTAGATGTAGGCATATTAGCGGCATCGGCTTCCGGGTGCGGAGGCGGCTCTCCCGAGGGCCCCGAGCCGACGCGAGCATCGCCCGCGCCTTCCGTTCCTACCGAGGGAAGCATATTTGTTGCTCCGCCCGTGCGCCATGGTGCATTCATTGGATCGGTTACAGATATGGTTTCATGTGTGACCGGGCCGCCGCCGCCGCCGCCGGGCCACGTTCTCGCATCGCGTCTACTTTGGTCGCCAGTCGGTGTGTTAGGGGCACCGGACGTTGTATGCACCACGAGGCCGCCAAGCGCAGCCTTAATAGCAGCAGCGCCCTCAGTGATGACGCCAGCAAGGGAGTTCAACGCGCCGCTGACTGTAGCGCCGCTGGCGTTGATGTCAACGGCCGCGCCTCCGCCGTAGCCACGGCCTTCTGGCGGGAGCGGCTGTCCGCCGCCAGCCATCGGCGCAGCACCATCGTCCGGCAGATGATAGATGCGAGTTGTGCCGGATGTTTGCTCCGTCTTTACGCCGGGCCCCGGCTGGTTAGAGTGACCGAACCGAAGTACCTTTATAGGTGAGTTAGGGTCATCTTTATCGCCCGGCCGAACAATGCCGGGAGTGCCGGGAGTACCGGACGACGGACCCCCCGTTAACGGGCCGCCCCCGTGCAAAATATCCAATCCGTGAAAGGGGGTGGCCCCCGTTGGCTTGGTAAAAAAATCAATAAGTCCTTGCGGCAGGAGAGACTTCATCCAGTCCGCCGCCCCCTTCGTTGCGGAACTTATAGCGTCTACAATACCCGGGAGTTGTTCTAAATTATGTGCTGCATTGGTTTCGGCGACTGCTTTAATTGGGGCGATAGCGGCGGCGCTTTTTTCTTTCATCGCGTCTATAACTTGCAGAAGTTTCGCACCCGCCGCCGCCGCCTTCTCTGCGTTATCGACATCCTGCTTCGTAATACCTAAACCATGTGCAGCGATTTCGGCGGTAGCCGCCTGCATTTTCGCCAGCCCGCCGTCTTGCGCGAATTTGAGGAGCTTCTCGGCGTCCATGCCGCCAGCGCCGCCTGCCCGCATAGACCCCATCTCTGCTTTGATTAGGGCGAGCCCCTTCTCTGCGCCAATAGCGCCAGTTTGAATGCCCTCAAATAGTTTTTGGATAACATCTAGCCCCGACGCGGGACCAGTTCCGGTTCGTGCGAGGTTCTCAAGAGACTTGGTTAGGGTTTGAATGTCGGTATCGGCAACATCCGCCGACTCCTTGTGTGTTTTGATGCCCTCTTTGAGTTTCTCAGTGATGTTCGGGATACTCTTGAGTGCTTGTTCGCGCTGCGCCTCTATCGCCTCGTTCTTTGCGATCTGAGCCTCTTGCTGTGCGATCCACTTATCCTGCTCCGCGAATGCTTCCTTCGGAACGCCGTAGGACTCTTGCAACTTTTCGTTAGCTTTGGTGACACGGAGCGCCGAGGACGCGGCGGTATCATGGTCAGTGCGAATGTTTTTCATCATGCTCGCATAGTCGGTCGCGACCCGCGTGGACATGCGGTTGACTAGGCGTTCAAATCCTGACGCGCTAACCCCGGCTTCCCCAAGCGCCGCGCCCATGCCTTGAATAACCTCGGGCGTCGTCCCCATCGCCCTCGCCATCGAGGCGGTCTTGAGGATGGCGGCGTCTTGCTGGTCAATGAATTGGCTTAGTTGCTCGGCGGCTTGAGTGAAAGACCCGGCGACCGGGCCGCCCATCAAAGTCGCGAGGCCGGTCAAGTTGCCGCTGGTCGCACTGCTAAGAATTTGAGAGAAGGACTGCGCGGCTGTCGTTCCGATATTTTTGAACGCGGTATTCAGGCCCTCAATGCCGCCGCCGCCACCGCTCGCTTTGCTACCGGCGGCGGCAAGGTTCTCAACGGCCTTCGTCACGCCATCAATTTTATTGACGGCGTCATCGACGCCGTCAGTCTTGACGCTGACCTGTACGCCTTGAACTACATCTTCTAGGGCCATTTTATTCCCCCGCCATCTCCGCCGAGAAATAATCAGCGAAGTTCTGCATGACGTTTTGCACCACGCCGTTCAAATCCCACTTCTTCGGGATCGTGACAGACGCCGTGCCGAACAGTTTGGGGGACTTGTCGGTGATCGAAAGCATCATAGGTTTCTTAGCGTTTCTGGCCGAAACTAACGTGTCGCCCTCCGCCGGGCCATCGCCGATGGGGAGCCACAGCAACGGACTGCCGGTGATCGTGCCGCCGGTCTCGAAGATGTCGGCGTAGGGAATATCGTGGCTCATGCTAATACGCATGTTGTCGAGCGTGACGTGCAAGCCATCGGTCCATCTGCCGCCGAACTTGCCCGAGCTAGAAATCACACTACGAGCTTGTTCTTCTATCATCGACCGGCACATATTCAGGGCGGCGGTGACGGCCGTATTGACCTGCGCGATAGTCGCGTTGATATTTTTCGTGACCTTCTCGGCGATGTCGCCCCCGGTGACGGTGATTGTTACCTCAACCATTAGTTCATTTCCCCTTCCCAAGTCTGCAATTGCTTGTTGAGAGCTTCCTCTTTCCCGCGTGATGCCATCGCGCCTAGCGACAGAAAATCGTAGTTGTCACGATCCCGTCGCCGATCAGCCAAAAAGAGGAAGGCTGTTATTTGGCGAGGGGTGTAGTTCCAGACGACGCTTGTGGGGTGTCCATTGGCAATGAGGGCTTCGACTCCGGCAGCGATTTCATATCCGGGCCCTTGCCATCGCTTCCTGATTTGACTGCGACGGCGGCCTCGTGCATACGGAGCACCCTCGATACGAAAGGGCCGAAGCCACTCCTAAAGGTTTGCCTAAAGACCGCCTCGACTATGTTTATTTGCGTCTCGATTGGCAGGCCGCTCGCGATTTCTTCACTATCTGGATCGCCCGGATTTCCCGTTCCGGCTGCGATGATTGCACCGACCGCTTCTGGCGCTTGTAAGACAACATCGTTGATAGAAATGATGTCACCACTAAGCCACCGCTGCATGTCGGGGAAACGAACTATAAGAATGAGACAGCCTTTTGCCGAGATACCTTTCACCTTGAGTTTTTTGCCGTCGCCGACTTCGACATCTTCCCCGATGTCGGCGATGTCTGCCAAGCTCAAGCCTTGTTCTTTGGGGGGACTCGTCATGATGAGGGGACTCCGTTATCGGTAAAGTGGGGAATTACAGATAGCCGCGTCAGCCCCGACGAGCGCGCCCGCCGGGGCCTCCGCAACCCGCGCCACTCCTAGAAGGTGGCGAAGCTAGTTTATGCGGGGATTAAGTGCCTTAATCGCCGCAAATTCTGCGGCGATTACGCGCCTGACCGCGATGAACCCGCGACCGGAGCCGGACGGGGTGCCGCCGGGCTCGGCCGGGTATTCTGCCGCATGCCCGCCGGTACGGTCGGCGGCATCGGCTTGATCGAGGAGCGCGACATCGGCTGCGCGCCTGCTGTCATTGTGGGGGCCGCGACGGGGGCTTTGACCACTGTTGCTGCGGCCGGTGTGGCTGCGGTCGTCGGAGCGGCCGGGATGATCTTGGGCCGCGTCGTAGCAGGAGTCAGTGCAGGAGTCAGTGGCATGAGGGACGCCTTGGCCGACGTAGTGGATGCGGATGTCACGGTGCCCTGCATAGTCAAATCGGCAAGCTCGGCTTGGGCCGCCGCGAGAAGCGGGGGAAGATCGGTGTTGAACGGATCGGCCGCGACGCGAGCAGTAAGCTCGTTCACGATGCTTTGCAACTGAGTGGTGCGCTGCGCGATGGTCTCTGCCATGGTCGTCTCCCTTTATTACACTGCCGAGGGCGGGTAGCCCGGAACTACTGCCGCGTTCACGGCCGTCTGATCGAGAGCGGCAAGCGCCGCCTTTGAAGCCTGTAGCTGCGCCTTCACCAGTGCAGCGTGTGAAGTCATTGACACCACATGCTGCTTCAACGCTATGATCTGTGCCGAAGTGACCTTTCCAAAAACCGGGCCCATCCGGTAAGCGGGCGATATGACGCGCGTCTCTTGAGTCATGCGAGGGGGACCCTAGTTCCTTGTCCCGGTCGCCCGAACGGCCCCCTTGCGGAAGCCGTCCGGGTTCGCGAGACGAGCCGCGCCGCCGAAGCGGCGCAGCAAGCTCAAATTACAGTTCCGTTGCGGACGGGCTTGCAGGCAGGGTGGTCGTCGCCGTGCCGAAGCCGCCGGTGAGCCGGTCGTACAGCACGTCGCCTTTGAGTTCGATGGTGCCGTAGGCATTTCCGATGAACGCGATGGCCTTCGAGGGCTTGAGCGAGACCAGCGGGAATAGCGTCGTCCAGATTGGCCCCACGTCGTTCGCGCCAATGAATTGCACTGCCCCGTAAATAACCGGGTCGGCGAAGATGTCGATGGTGTCGGGACTCGGCGACGGGCCGCCAGTCGGCAGACCGAGCAGCGCGAGGCCCATGTTGCGCGCGGTGAATTCTTCGAGGACCATCGTCAGTTCGCCCGAGATTTCGGTGACCGCCGTGAAGTCCTTGACCTTGACGCCGGTCATGGACGAATAGTGGTCAAGCTGAGTGACCTTGGCGAAAAACTCGAATTGGGGACTGTTGCCGCATGGCGTGTAGGTGTTCTCGCCGAGCAACTGAATGCTGACCAGTCCGCGACCAATGTAGTAGTTGCCGATGTTCGGGCTGGAAAGCGAGCCTTCGATGTCGAAGGCCGGATTTTGCGTGTCACCCATGGCACCGTCTCCCTAAAAGGATCAAAGCGCAAACCCCCATGGGCGGCGCGGAATTAGATGGACCATTAACCATATTCTGAGGGGGATAGCAACCGGGGACTTGACCCCGGTTGCTGCCCGGGTAAAACCCTGAATTGGAGGGGCTTTTAGCCCCCGCTCGGCAGGTTGATCCCGACGTACTCATTCTGAATGAGGGGGTACGTGAACGTGATCGAAATTCCCAACTGGCCCTTCATTGTTCGGTTACGGGCCAAGTCCGTCACGCAACCGTCGTACACGATGTTGCCGTTCGGCCCGACGATACCCTGCAACGCCTTATCCGGTAGCACCGCGCCCAAGATCGCGAGTCTCGCCGTGTTCAAGTCCTGCCCCACGTTTCGGTTCGTGATACCTCGAACTTCGAGGACCACGTAAATCTCTGGCGTCATCTTCATGATGCTCGGCGGGACGGCCCGCTCTATCAAGCCTCGCGCGGGTAACTGAGCACGCGGGTCCTTGATTTCGTCGGCGTCGAGAATGATAATTCCCGGCACCAACAGCGCGGGAAGTTCGTTCCGGTTTGAAACGATATTCCCCGGTACAATCGGCTTTGGTCCATCGGGGCCGCCTAGCAGCGGGATATTCAAGCCACCGAGCAACACATAGAGGCGGCTCAAAACAAGTTGCCGCCGGTCGTTTACGGAAAAAGCCATGGGGGACTCTCCTTACAATTTCACGTTTGTTTGGTACAGCACGACGATGCCGCCGGGGGAGTAAAGCTTCAAAGGTTGAGTGAAGGACAAGACTTCGTTGACGACTGTGCCGCCGGGCTGGACGTAGGTAATCAGTTGCTCGTACTCCCAATCCGGGGCCAAGTTCGGGATGTCGCCGAGCCCGGCCGCGAACAGGATCGTCCGCTCGGTGGGGTTCGCGAGTTGAGTCTGAGCGTCCCGGGGCATGTAGTCGGAGACCACTATAACGCACGGCCGTAGCACGAGCGTCTCGTTATTTCTGAGGTTCGCTGGCATCCCGTAGTCCGCGATTAGCTCGTCCGCGACTGCGAGCATTTCGGCATAGAACAACTCGCCGACCCCGATGTTGCCCGCGCTCGATCCGCCGCCGCTGAATTTTGCGAGCATGACTAACCCCCCTTACAGGATGATGCTTCGGCCGCCGCCAGCGCGCAGAATTCCGGCGCTACCCATGATCCGATCAACTTGCGGGAAGGTCGCGAAGAAGCCGAGGCCAATCGCGACGTTGTAGGCTTTGGTCACTTTGATAGGCCCGACTTCCTGAGAGTAGCTGGACAACACGCCGCCAGCCGTGACGATTGTTGGATCGTAATCCGGTTGCAGCACGACGCCGTTGAGCGCGCGAGCCGCAAGCTCGGCGCACGCGTACTTGATCGCCTGCGGAATTCCGAACACCGTGTCGCCGTTCATATCAATGACACCGACGCGCGGCCATTCGAGAGCTTGCTGTGTGGCGCTCGGCGTAAACCACGCCGAGTAGTTCGTGCCCGGGCCGCCGCCGAGGAAGCCCATCTCACCAAGCCACGGGTCAATGAAGCCGATGCTCGGGTCAAATGCGCCGTTACTCATGAATTGCAAAAGCTTGACGCCTTTGTACCGATACCGCTGGTCGATGTAGTCGGATGCTTGCACGATGGCGTTTTGGATCGCTTCGGACGGGCTGTCCGGGTAGGTGAAGTTGCCGCGCGCTCCGGTGTACTGCGCGAGGAAGTCGGGATAGATGTAGGCGTTCGCCATTGTTGCGGCGGCGATGTCGAGCGTCAGGCCCTCGTTCGCGCCAGTCGTCCATGTCACAGTGCCACTCTCGGGCCACGCTGAATTCAAGAGTGAGCCGGGGCCGGAGCCTTCGCCGTCGAGTCGGATCGGCCCGACTGCGGTCGTGATACCGAAGTCACCGTTCCCGCTGTTCTCGACATTTTGATTGACGGTGAACGGGAGCGAGACGGTTTTGCCACTCCACGATTGAAGGCCCGCGTAAACGCCGGTGTCGCCGACTTCGACAGGGTTCTCGGGACCCGGCGAGCTAACAGGCGAAAGCTGCGCCACGGTGCCCGTGCGGTCCTGCACGGCGAAGATTAAAAGGGTCCCAAAGTCACTCATGGCGTTGGCGCTCCCATATAGAGGAATTGCAAGAGAGACTGATTATCAGCGCGGACCCAAGTCACGCCACCACTTTCCGCATCGGTGAACGACTGACCATAGGGAGCGTTGGGACCAGTCGTGCCACTGTGTGATGCGATGTAAGCCGCCCCGCCGCTCGACACGTACTGGCCCTCGCTCACGTCAAGGTTCTCTGACCATGGCGTGAGCGATTGCAGCACTTGGTTCGCGAGTCTACGCCGACGCGCGTAATACATGGCCGCCTGTTGAGCACGGGTGATCGTCATTTTATTTACAGGACCCCGAGAAGAAACAAGATCAGGAGAATGATGAGGATTGTTCCGAGTCCGATGCCCCCTCCGCCGATGCCGCCGATGTAGTGGCCGCCGCCGCCGAACAGGAGAATGAGAACGATAATCAAAAGGATCAAGCCCATGGTCGCCTCCTCTGTTGTAGAACAAAAAAGCCCCCGCCCCACGCGGCCATTAGGCCGCTGCGGGGCGAGGGCTGTATATGATTGGGTTGACAGTCCCGCGTATTCTGTCAACGGATGTGTTTACGCTTTGGTTCCCGGAGTCATCGCCCGAGCTTCCCGCGCTGCGGTTTGCGCCGCCTCCGCCGCACTACCCGGGACAACCATTCCGAGCTTCGCCGCTTCTTTCAGGCTGAAAGTGCCCTTGGAGCGGCCGGGTCCGTAACCTTTATTCGCCGAAAAACCACCGGGACGCCGAATTTGATCCAAATGAGACGCCGCCGCCGCCCCCTGTTGAACCCGAGCTTGGCGAATTTCCGCTTCCGCCCGTAAGTGCGCCTTGATGTTCTCCGCCGCCGTCATTGGCGGAAACCATTTGTGCAGGTCACGCTGAGCGGCGGTTAACTCGTGAGCCGCATCGTTCTGCATCACAATGCCGTCGCGCTGCATCGCTTTACCCGCTTCGCGCTTCTGTTCGGCGTCCTTGACGCGCTTCGTGAGATGCGCCCGAAGCTGAGCATCCGAAACTACTACTTCCTCAGTCCCCGCGATTGCAGCAGCCTTGGCGGCTTTGTCGTCGAGAACAGGCTTCGTCACTGAGACCTTGGCTTCGACCGGAGCGATTGGCTCGATTGGAGTCGCCGCCTTCGGCGCTTTCGCTTCTACAGCCGCAGCCCGGTCAAAGCCCGGACGCGCGGCCTGAATGTCACTGCGCTTGATTGTCTGGTCGTTGGCGAGCTTCTGGACTGTGCCGGTATTCGGGAGTCCATCGGTATTCCAATGACTGTCGTCGGACGGGTCGAGTTGCGCGAGCGCAGCTAGAACTTTGGGGGTTTCCATTTGATAGCCTCTTGCTTGGGGACACGCCCCGATGCCCATGCAGCGGGGAAAGCTCTTAAAGGTTGGCGGCGGAGAGGGTTTTCCACCCCCGTCCGCCGCCGATCAGTATCCGCCGGAAGTCCCCCCTCTGGACGGACACCGAAGGCTTAAAGCTGACCGAGGCTTGTCGCCGCCGCGATTTGCTCAGCGGTGTAGCTGTCGAGCAAGCCGAAGATCGCGGCCGAAGTCGTGCCGAGGCGCGTCGCCTGTAAGGACAGGAACGAAAGCTCTTGCTTGCTATGATTGAGTCTCGTGAAGTTCGCATAGCGTTGGTGACGCTTGTGCAAACGAGGCGAAGCGAGGGAGTCAAAATCAGCCATTGGCGTGCATCCTTGGTTTGAAGAAGCGGCCGGAAGCCAAGTCTTAGTTGGCTTCCGGCGTATCTCTTAAACCCGCTGGTTATGGACCAGTGTTCGCGGTTGCCGCCGTGGTTCCAAAGACCGCCAAGTTCTGACCGTCGCTCGGGTCCGCCGTCCATGCGTAGCCGCTGGTGGACTCGCGCGTAATCAGGCGGGAGAGCTTGATCTGCTTGCGTTCCGGGAACACGCGGACAAAGGAGCCGCTGGCCGAAAGCTGACCGTTCGTCGGGCCGCCTTCATAGTGAGGCGAAGAACCGACCCACGCGTGGCCGACCGGGTGGATGACCCACTCGACGCGGTTGAACAGGGTGTCCGAGCCCGCGCCGTTGCCGCGCGACGGGTAACGGAACACTTCGGTCGGGACGACCGGGGTGCCGACGCCGAGTCGGAACGAGGCCGGTCCAACGAGCCAAGTGTGGTAGAGGCCGGAGCCGCCGCCAGTGTTGGCGTTGTTGGACGTGTCGCCCGCCGGGTTGGGCATTCCGTCGTCCACGATGACACGGCGACCCAAAAACACCGGGATGTTGATGTGTCCTTCCGCGTCCGGGATGAAGTCGATCAGGTTATTCTTCTGAGCCTTCGAGTAGACGATGGAGTGCATGAACACCGCCGTCACATCTTCGGCCGCGTCGCCGAGCAACGTGCAGGCGTCAATGAACGCCTCCGCGTTGAAGTCGGTGACGCCCGAGCTATAGCCCGAGGCAGAAATGTCATGAGTCAGGTCGTCCTGATTGCCGTACTGAGCGGCAAGGCCCAAGCCGCCCGGGGTAGCACCCGCGTTGGCCGAGGCGTTGGTGAAGAACACGCCGTTGGCTACGGCGACGAAAGCACGCTGTAGACGACGGACCCAATAGTCGGAGACGCGCGATGCGATGGACTGCATCGGGTCGGCACCGGCCAAGGCCGTCGCAAGGCGCATCGTGCTCCACGAACTATTACGGGAAAGTCGAACCGCGACTTCGGCTGACGTTCCAGTGATGTTCGGGGTCGAGTCGTAATTGGGGTCGTCGGAGCCGACGTTTTCCGCCGGGTCACCGATGTCCTGCCAAGACGGGACCGTGAAAGTCAAGCCGCCGCCAGCGAGGAGGTTGTCCAAGAAGTCGTCGCGAGCCGCGATGCCCGACTGGACGATGGCGGTTTTCTCCATCGTCAACTGTTGGGTGTACGGCGTAAAGATCGCGGGGACGATAACGTCTGAGATTGTGGTGGATACGTTAGCCATGGCACTGCCTCCAAGGGGTGAAACTGGATAGCTCCGGCCTCCCCATGGAGGTATCGGGTATTTTGGTCCGGGCGCATCGAGCACTGCCATGAGGCTCAAGAAACGATGGGACCTGATTTCGATGCTGGTATGATTAACGCGTTTTGCTTCGCGAAGCAACCCGGTAAACGCGAAAAAGAATTTTGGGGGATGAAATTCGAGGAAATGCTTTGTTATTCGGCGTTTGCGCTATATTCGCTGCACAGCAAATTTGAAATGCAAAGCCCTAACGCTTTGTAATCATGGGGCGGGGACCGGCTTGAGTGCCATGGTTTCGACACGACACGCCGCCTCAACCGCGAACGTCCCCGCCCCATCAAAACAACAATGCCGCCCCGGGGGCGGCATTGTCAAGTTGCCTTAAGTCAGGTTACGGACTGGTTTATGCGACCTTCCGAGTTGGCCGCACCGCACCGATCTTCGAGTTGGCGCGAGCCGCCAACGCCGCGCCTTTTTCCTCGCCGTTATCGCGGATGTACTTGCCTTGAGCGGTGAGGTTCCAAGCTTCGGCGCTCCAAGGATTGTCCTTGTTGCTGACGCCGCCGCCCTTGCCGCCCTGCGCGCCGCCACCTTGGCTAAGCGGCCACCAATGCGGGCGTTTTTCCTTCATGTCCTTAGCCCATTCCTTCGGGTCGAGACCCGGAGTCATGCCGTTGTCGGACTTGGTGACGAGTTTGCCATCGACGAACTCAAACATGCGTTCACCGACCAGCACCGCGTCGTCGATAGCCGTGGGGAGAACCTGCGCCGCGATGACCGCATCGCGGATCGAAAGCCGAACATGCTCCTGACGGATATTCTCGTTGAGCTTGCCGATTTCGGCTTCCTTCTCGACGACGGACTTCTTCGCCACTTCGAGTTGTTTGGCTAACGAGTCCTTCTCACGGCCGACCGGGCCGACTGCGCGGTTCACCGCCGCGCTGATTTGCGCCTCCACCTTGCCCTCGTCAAGCTTGCCTTCCGCCGTCAGCGTGTCGAGACGCGCCTTGGCTTCGGCCAGTTCTTCATTCAGGGCCGGGAGAGTTGTGGGATCGACATCGCCGAACAATTGCAGCTTATCACGAACTGCCTTGTGATCGGTGCGCTCTTTCAAAAGCGCCACATTCATGCGGTCGATGTCGGCTTGAGTCTTGACCCCTTCGATATTGGTCAACTCAAACTTCCCGTTTTTCTCGGTGTAAAGTTCACCGTAGCCTTCGGGGACATCTTCCTGTTTTTCGTAAACCGTCTTGAGCTTTACAGCCATTGTCGTTACTCCTCACTGTTCCCGTTCGACCATTCGCCCGGGCGGACCCCATGTTCCCTTTTCAGTTCAAACAAACGCGCAATGCCGAAACCTGTGCGGGGGACAAACCGTACTGTTTAGCTGCGGCGAGAACTTGAGCCTTCGTGTATTCTGCTGCGGCCGACCGGACTTGCTTGCAAGCCATCGCGTCGCCGAGTTTGCCACCCTTGAGCACCTTGCGGTACACGACGGACTTTTTCGTAACCGGCGGTTTCAACACTGGCGCGTCCAAAACGGGCGCAACTGTTGAAACGGTCGGCGGGACCCCGGCGCAGGGAGACGCCTGCACACCGAAAAAGATCACCGCCCCGAGGGCGGCGACTGCGAGTGCTCCACCTATAAGATTGATTGAGGGGACTTGCATTGCCGCTCCGGGGAGGTTAAGCCCGGGCATTAACCATGTTTAGGGGCTGCTGTCAAGTCTTTGGTGGCGGCTTCCGCGCCCAAGTATGGGCGGGAGTGGTGAGGTTTCTATCGGCGATTGAGCGCGGGGGGACCATGCTGCGGACGCCTCTATCGAAGCTCTTTCCACGGAACAATTCCAAAGTATCGGCATAGACCGCCTTCGGGGCCGATCCACCCCCGCGCCCCATCTGCTCTTGCTCCGGCGGAGTCGGCGGCGGCGCGTTGGGGTTGAATACGATCAGGTTCGCATCGCTCCCGTTCATTGAGAACGATCCGGTCTCGCACGATAGAATGTGCGTCATAAGTAAGCCTGCGGGCGCGCCGGTCATTTCGTAGGACCCGGCCGCAATCCCGAACTCCACGACTTCCTCGAACTCGGCGGTTGCGCCGGTCATCGAGTAGGACCCGGCCTGCGCATCGAGCACTCGGTTGTAGAGAAGCGCCGCGTCGCTGCCGGTCATCGAGTAGGACCCGACCGCTTCGTCGAGGTACGCGCCGCTCAAAACTTGAAGGAGCGCATCGCTGCCGGTGATCGAGTAGGACCCGACCGCTTCGTCGAGCACGCGATTGTAAAGGAGGGCCGCGTCGTCGCCCGTAATCGAGTAGGACCCGACCGCGAAGTCGAGTAGGTGCGCGGTGAGCAACGCGGCCGCATCGCCCGTGATCGTGTACGCGCCCGGAGTCAGCCCAAGCATATCGGCGAAGGCCAACGACGATCCGGTGATCGCGTAGGTGCCGACCGCGAAATCCAACACTCGATTGTAGAGAAGCGCGGCGGCGTCGCCCGTGATCGCATAGGTGCCCTCCGCGAACCCGAGCGTATCGGCGAAGGCCAACGGCGAGCCGGTGATTGCATAAGTGCCGACCGCGAAATCCAACACGCGATTGTAGAGAAGCGCCGCCGCATCGCCCATGATCGCGTAGGTGCCGACCGCTTCGTCTAGCACACGCGCAATGAACAGCGCCGCCGCGTCGCCCGTGATCGTGTACGCGCCCGGCGCGAACCCGAGCGTATAGCCGAAGGCCAGCGGGGAACCTGTGATTGCGTAGATGCCGACTGCGAAGTCCAACACGCGGTTGCGGAGAAGCGCCGCCGCGTCACCCGTGATCGTGTACGCGCCCGGAGTCAGCCCGAGCATATCGGCGAAGGCCAACGGCGATCCGGTGATCGCGTAAGTGCCGACCGCGAAGTCAAGGACGTGGTGATAGAGAAGGGCGGCGGCGTCACCCGTGATCGCGTAGGTGCCGACCGCCATGTCGAGAACGCCTTCGAGCAATGCCGCGCTGCCGGTGATCGCGTAGGTGCCGACTGCGAAGTCCAACACGCGGTTGCGGAGAAGCGCCGCCGCGTCACCCGTGATCGTGTACGCGCCCGGAGTCAGCCCGAGCATATCGGCGAAGGCCAACGGCGATCCGGTGATCGCGTAAGT